CCATCAGGAATTTCTGATGGATTGTCTACTTGAACCGTTACACTCCATAGCCCACCAATTCTACCATCTTGATCGTCTTCTTCTTTATAAACACCAGTAACTGTAGATGGTCCTATATCTATTGATGGTACATTTGTAGTGGTGTTAGATAATTGTGATTGAATATAAGATCTTACGTCTGAAAATTTGTAACATGTAATTGCACCTAATTTATCTCCTTTTTTAAGTTTCTCGACAAGTAATGGTCTTACATTACCCATTGTTGATTCTAGTAATTGATTAAATCTTAATTTGTCCATTTTTTTTATTTAATTATAAATATAATTATTTTATAAAATTATAGTGTTTTTTTTGAATTTTTTTTATTAAGTTAATTAAAACAGATTTTGTCAAGTTAAAATTTTCATTTATATTTTTTTTTGGTTTATAACTTGTCATTATAGGTTTTTGACCTTTTCCTGTTTGAGTATCTTTTTTTTCTGCTCTTCTTTTTTGTTGACAAGCAGCTCTTTTTTGTGAATCAGTCATTTTTCCTGCGACTCCAGCAGCTCTACATTTAGGATAAGATCCTTTAGAAGTGTCTTGTCGTCCACATGGAGGATGTTTTCCGTCGACTTTTCTACAAATATCAACCCAAGGACCTTTTGGTTGAGAAGATCCCTTAGGCTTCTTCTTTTTTCCAAACCAAACTGCTAAATCTTCATTAAAAACATTTTTATCAGAAATTTCGAACCATTCCTTAAATGGAACTTTTTCAGTGTATGGGTACATTTTTTTTTCCATATTAGTATTGAGCCCATCATTCATGTATGGATTGATTTCATTTCCATCATCATCTGAAAAAGTGGAATATGGATGATTTCTTATAAAATTGGTAATTTTTTTTGCTTTAGATTCAATTTTCTTAATGTTTTTTTTGTTTTCATCCATTGAACCATCATAACTATCATAATTTAATAATGCGCTGTCAAAATCAGAAACTTTATTATTAAAAGGATCTAAAGAAGATTTTTTCCATGGTCTTAAACCCATTTGTAAAGGTAATATATAATTTCCTTTAGAGTTTGAGCTATCTCCGGTTGCTTCAGATATGTAAAAATTTTTTTTGTTGTACATGATTTTACTTTTTAATTAAAAAAATTATATTAATAAATATCACAAAAAAAAAATATGGAAAATCAAGATAATAATTATGGGGTTTTATTTAACTCTATTTCTTTAAATAGTGAAGAACATTTAGAATTAATTTTATCTACAATTAATAAAGAATATGCTTTATTTTATTTAGTTGAATCAATAAAATTTGCATATAGTAAAGGTTGTTTTTCTATTGGCGAATCTGAAATTATATCTAAATCTTTAAGAGTTATTTTAAAAGAAACTAAGGAATAAAAAAAGGTCGAATGTTATTCGACCTTTTCTTTTCAAATAGATTAAAGATTATCTTAATTCTCTCAAATCAAATGATCTAACTCCATCAACTGTAATACGTGCGTAAAAACGGTTATTAACCATTTTCTTAGCGTAACGTGTCATAATACCTTTAATAGGTGTAAAGTTGAATGGGTTATACATTGTAGGTGTTAATTGTAAAGGTACATACGGTGCGTAAATATAACCAGTATCTAACAATGACGTTCCTTTGTGTCCAATCAAAACTTGGTTTGATGGGAAATAAGGATCACGATAAATTTGGTAACGACCTGATAATGTTCCAACTCTTTCAATACCCATGTTATATTGGTCTTGCTCAGGAGATGCATTAGATACGTGGAAATATTCTAAATCATCAAAAATTGCTGAAACTTCAGAAGAAACAACAATCCAATTAGCTCCACCCCTCAAAGTAGATTTGTGAATTTGCGCAGACAATTGATTAATTGCTGTGATCAATGTTTGATTCCAATCTTTTTGAGTGTAAGAAGTTTGGCCTTGAATTCTTCTCCAACCGTTATAGTCCCAACGTAAATTCCAAGCGGCTCCTTTACGTAAATCACGTAAAATTTCACGGTCAATTTCTGCTGCAATTTGTTCTGATAACAATGCTGTTAATTCAGCCTCAGCATCAATGTTATGGAACGCAGCAACGTCTTGTGCCAATTCAGGAGACCATTGCGCTCTTAGTTTTCTTTCTGTTACAGAAACTGTTACTGATTCTAAATCAAAAGAAACTTCACCAATTTTGTCTTCAAACTCTAATTCTTCATAACGTCTCCACATAGCAACAAATGAATCTCCAGAATTTGCTGAAGCAATAGTTGTACCTGTGTAACCATCCAAAGACGATGCGTCACAATCCGCACAAACTGGACAAGATAAATCAACTTCTAAATAAATACATCCATTTCCATCACAAACATCATAAAAAGAACCACCATTACCTGTACCTGGCCAATTTGTTTGTGTTGTGTTACCATATTTAACAATACCTTTACCATATTGTTGTGTAACAACTCTAAATAACAGTGGTAGAGGATTATTTGCACCATCTACTAATGGACTACATGCACTATTTGGTGCAATTGTAATATTTCCAGTATCAGCATAAATTCTCAAGTCTGATAAGAATGTTTCAGTATCAACTTCATTACCATCAGGACCTATTAATTTACCATATCCAGGAATATTACTCCATCCGCAAAGTTTAAGAATAATTTTTCTATATACACCAATACCTGTAATTTCATTAGGTACTAATTCACTTCCATCCCATTTTTGGATTGTGGCATAACTTGTAACTGCTGACCATCTTCCTTTTGAATAATCAAAAAGTCCTGGAGGGTCTAATCCTGCTTCACCACCTTCATAAAATAAATCATAAAGATTTTTTTGATACATATCATTGTTACCAGCAGCACCTGCAGGTACAGTGTTATAACCAGCTTGTGGATCTCCAGGATAGTTACCTGGCGAACCTACAGGTGCATAATGATCACCTGAACTTGTTGCAGTTCCTCCTGAATATCCTTGGATTTTAGGTACAAAGTAAAATAATTTACCAATTGGTAAGTTCATAGCTTGTACTGATACGATATCGTTAGCTAACAATTTTGAAAACACACGTCTTACAATCGGAAATACAACAGTTTCGAAGGCTCCATTAGATCCTTCGCTTGTTGCTTCATTAATTAAATGTGATGCTTGGTTTTCATAAAGTTGTGCAACATTTTCTTTTAGGTGGCCTCTAAGACCTTCAAGGAACCCTAATCTGTTCCATTTGTTAATTGTGTCTTCTTTAATAACTTTTAGGTGTTTTAACCCAATATTACCAACAAGACCTGATTCTAATAATGCTCCCATTTTTTTATTTTTTTATTTTTTTAGTTTATTTTTTTCATGAGATCTTTCATTCTCATAAATTGAGGGTTTTCGTAAGTTGTTGACTCAATCAAATTAGTGGATGAACCTGTGTTAATTGTAGTTGAAACTTTTCTTTCAACAGATTCATTCAAGTTTTTTGATTCAGTTAAAGTATAATTACCTAATTCCTCTTTAATTTGTTTATAAAGATTTTTTGACTCTCTAATATTTTCTACATTGTCAAATCTTCTTAAAATGTTTATTTTTTCTTGTTTAGTAGTTGAATGTTCGGTGAATAGCCTTGTAGCATAAGCCAAATTAGAATTGAATACCGCAACTTCAGTAAGTTTATTTCTAAAAACATCCAATGCGTTTTTGTATTCATCATTTTTTTGTCTCAACAAAGAAATTTCTTCATTAATTTTGTTTGGCCTTCTCCTATTTTCAATTCTATTAATATTCATATTTGAACCTTTTCTATTACCAATTTTACCAGATTTAACATAATTGTTAGTTCTAGAAGCTTCTTTTGCTTCAACTTTTTTCTTAATTGGTTTAAATTTACCATCCATAAAATCTTCATCATATTCAAATTTAGGTTTACCCATACCAACCCCTCTGGTTCCTTGTTTCATTTTTGTTTTGAAACCAAGATTTGGATTTTTTGAATATTTGAATTTGGATGGACTACCAGTTCCTTTAGTTTTATAAATTTTATCTTTTGATTCACCAATTTTCATTTTTGGCAAAGTATCAAAATTTTTCATTTCTGAATTTTTTTCATACTCAGTTAAATAATCGTCTTCTCTTATATCTTTATAAGAATGATGTTTATTGAACATACGATCTATTTTAGGAAATCCGTATTTTTCATCTTCTCCGTATTCTTCATCGTCATCACCAAAATCTTCATCATCGCCAAAATCTTCATCATCATATCTATATTTAGTTTTGTATGATGGCATGTCATGAGGTATTTTTAGGTCAGAATATTTTTCTTCATCGTCATCACCAAAATCTTCATCGTCATCACCAAAATCTTCATCATCGCCAAAATCTTCATCATCGCCAAAATCTTCATCATCCATGTTATCAATTTCTAATTCATACAATTTTTCTTCATCGTTAAAATCTTTGTATTCATAGACTTCAGTTGATCCAGGAAAATCCATTTCATACATATTTTCTTTCATATCTGTACTTTCATTTAATTTTATGATGTATTCGGTTTCCCCATCTTTTAAAGATATTTCTTTGTCATCTTTTACTACTTCAATTTCGTCATTCGGACCCATTTTTTTAAAAACATCAATTAAAGTTTTAGTACTTACTTTTCTCATATCGGCGACTTTAGGTTGAGTTACATCTACTTCTTCCTCGTCTTCTAAATCATCATCATCTTCTAAATCATCATCATCGTCTTCTAAATCATCATCATCTTCTAAATCATCATCGTCTTCTAAATCATCATCGTCTTCTAAATCATCATCGTCTTCTAAATCATCATCATCTTCTGAATCATCATCTAATTCTGAATCATCATCTAATTCTGAATCATCATCTAATTCTGAATCATCGTTTGGTTCTAAACCCTTTTGTTTTGTTTTAGGCATTACTACCTCTTCTTCATCGTCTTCTTCAATCTCATTTTCTTTTTTAAGAGATTCTTTTACTAAAGATTTGATTTCTTCCTTCATAGTTGAAGCAAGTATTCCTTTTGCATTTTTTTTTATAGACTCCTCCAATTGAGATATTTGGAAAAGAGCGTCATTAATTTCTTTACTCATGTAAATTTTTTTTATATAAATACATGGATATTTGAAAAAAAACAAAAAAAATAAAAAAAGGAACCATTTTATATGATTCCTTTGATAAAAATTGTTTTAAATTTTAATTTAATTTAAAACTTCATCAATTTTTGATTCGGATATAGATGTTATTCTCCATTCCATAGAATAATTTTCATAAACTTTGGTAACTTTAGATTCAACATCAGTAGGGGAAAATGCTTTAACTAATTTTTCTTCTTTAATTTTTTTTAACTTACCTGAAATTTCATCAAGAACATCGGTTGTTATTTTTGCAATAAAATATTTTTCGTTCATGTTATTTGTTTTAATAAAAATAAATAAAAAAAATTATTTTTCAAGAAAAGAATTTAATTTATTCATTAAATTTTTTGTTTTTTCTAACTCAACATTAGAATTGTTTATTATTCTAGAATTTTTTATATTTCGTTCTTCATCTAAATTTTCATCATATTTGTTTTTATCTTCTTTATTTAAAAATAAATAAGCTCCAGGAGTTGATGGGGAAGAAACTAAATCGAAACATATTAATTCAAAGTCATCTTGTACTTCATTTTGATCTCCAACTTTTTTTAATGAACCAACTCCGCGAGATGATATACCCAAAGTAACTCCTTGACGAAGATAATTTGCCGCTAAATCTCCTTTTGTTGATACAATACCTCTTTCGTGAAATCCAGGACTTGTTAAAAGCTTTAATTTTCCAATTAAAACAGGACCTTCCCACCAAATATCAGTAATAACATGAGACACTCTGTCTAAATCAATAAGTGAAGACTCAGGGTGATTTAATTCTGAAAGAGAAATTCCTTTATCAATCATTTTTTTATAATTTTCAGATTCTCTTTTTAAAATTTTTTCAGGATAAATTCTACCATTTCTGTTTGGAACATTGTATTTTTGAAGAACGGCGTAAAATTCAAAAGGTTTAGAATGGTCTAAAAAATTTTTAGATTCGTTTACCATATTTATATTTCTTTTATCCAAAGGATTAACAAATCCAGCATCATGTTCAATTAAAATACCTTTTCCAATTTCATTAGAAGACAAAATTTTATAATTTACCATACTTTTTTACAATAAATATTATGTAATTTCTATTTTTTGTTTTTTTATTACTGAGTTTCCTTGTTTAGTCAAAAAACATTTAAAATATAAATTTTTACTCAAAACATCTTTATAAATATTTTTTGATAAATTTTTTATAGAATTTTTTAATTTTGTTGATTTAAAATCTATTATCTCATTAAGATATAAATTGATTTCTAAATTTAAAAAAGATTTTTTTTTGATTAATAATCCACTAACTCTAAGATCCAAATCAACAATAAAATTTGATTGAAATATTTTTTTATCTATAAATTCTAAAATTGAATGCCTAAAACTTCTTTTTAAATTAGAAATTATTCGATTCCAATTTTCGTAATCGTCTTTTGGTTCAACCCATGTTTGCATGTTTAAATAGATTGATTTTAAATTTTTACAATCAACAGTTCCATAATTTACTTTAACAGTTTTGAACCCGTTGATTTTTATTGATTTCCCTTTCTTCATATATTTTTTTCATATGTGCGTTTATTTTATTACAATAATAAATTAATTTTATATTTATATCAACAGATGAAAAAAAGTCAGATTTTAAAAAAAAATAAAATCAAATAAATTTAAAATTTTAAAAAACTAACGAACACAGAATTATAAAACATAATAAAAAAATAAATTTTATATTGACTCATTTAATGATTTCAATTTAATAAAATTATATTTTGAAAAACTATCGTTTTTGATTTTTTCTATGGTTTCATTAATCGTTTTTTTTGTTTCGTTTTCTTTTTCGTTATTTTGTAATTTTGAAAGTTTGACTAATGATATTTCTTTTAATATATCATATTGATTTTTTAAAACCGACTCATTTGACGACCATAGTTTTTTTATTTTAATTTTTTCGGATTCATCTACATTAGAAAAAATTTTAGAAGTTTTTTTATTAGCTTCATTGATTAGAGATTCGATTGATTTAATTTTTGTTTTTTTTATTTCAAATGGAGGAGTTTTTAATTTTTCTACAATAGTTTTTTTTGATAAAACTTGTTCTACAATGTTTAAAACATTGTTGGAAAATATAGTATCCAAATCTTCGTAATTATTTTTAACTTTTACATGATCTACCCACATATTTATTTCTTTAATTTTTTTGGGAGATATTTTGTTAACAGAATTTTCATAAATTATTATTGATTTTTCAATCAATTGATTTGATAAATTTTCGTCTAACCCTAGATTTGAAGAAAGTTCATCATATAAATAAAATAATTTTGATAAATTTTTGTCTTTCAAAACAAGCTCTTCAAAAATAAATAAATCATTTTTTAATGAATCTTCAACGTAAGACTCAATTAAAACATGTTCAATTTTTGATTTTAATAATCCAAATTTCATAATTATAAATTTATTTATAAATATATCAATCCTTCAATATTTTTAAAAGTTCTTGTTCAATATCTCCTAATGAATTTGAACCCTTAGAAAAATTTAAATATTGTTGATTAAAAAAATCACCATTTTCTAAAAGTATGTTAAGATTATTTTTATTTTCTACCTCAGGAAGTGTGGATGGAGGACTACCAGCACTTGGTGGTTTAGGCGGTCCTCCAGGTGGTTTAGGTGGTCCACCCAAAGGTCCTCCTGATGGTGGTTCTTCTGCGGGAGATTCACCTGAATTTTCAGATGGCGTAGTTTGTGTATCACCAGATTTAACTTTATATAAATCATCTACTTTATCAAATAATCCTGTATGTGTTATAATTGTTGCGGTATTTGCTAATTCGGCAGATACGGCTCTTTCTAACCTTTGTTGTTGTATATCCAGTTTAATTTCTTCATCAGAAAATTGAAATATGTGTTTTTTTGCCCATGTTGCCGATGTTGGAGCCAATGAATTTGGAATTTCTGTAACTAAATCTTTATACAATGTTACCCTTTCTTTCCAAACTTCTATCATTAATAAATCGGCTTGTTTAGATGGATTTGTAAGACCCAAAACAAAATTATTAAGTTCATCATCAAATCCTAAAAGATATAAATGTATTATTGCAATTTTGTTAAGTTCAGAAATAATAGATTTTTGAATTTTGTTAATTGTTCTAGCAAATCTAATATCTAATAAAGATAAATTTTTACCGTCACCTACAGGCTCTTCAAACCCTAAATAAGCTTTTGGTATTCTAAGAGAAGTTAATAATTTTTTTTGAATGTACTCGATGTCCGCAATTTCAGATAAATTAGCAGCACCTGCTAATGTATCAATTGGATTTGCCGCTGTGGCATCTCTTACAGGTATAAAATAATCTTGATCAACAGCCATTTGATTAAATCTTAAATCAACATTTCCTGTTTTACTATCAACTACTTGGTCTCTTTTAAATTTATTTGCGACTCTTTGTACATAAGCCTCTACATCTTTATCGTCCATGTTACCAACATAAACTTTAAAAACTCGTCTTTCTGGTGCTCTCGATGTTCTATATATTAACATTGCATCTTCTGCTAATACTAATTGTTTCCAAATTCGTCTTGCTTTTTCTAACATAGAAGTTCCATATGGTAGTTTTCTGTCATCTCCTAACAATCTAAAGTGTGCAATTTCCCAAGTTTGAAACTCCAAGTCTTTATTTTTCCAAGTAAATCGTAAACTTTTTTCTTTTGGATCTGCAGTTGAGTTTACGGTTCTTTTTTCCATACCCCTTTCTAATCTTTCAATCTCAATATTAGGTAATTGCAAACAACCAGTAATTCCTTTTTCAGGATCTAATTTTAGATATACAAAGTTATCACCATATTTACACATATTTCTTACCCACATTTGTAAATTAGTGTTCAAATCTAAATTGTTGTTAAAAAGATCTGCTAATATATTTTTAATTCGTTTAGACTCAGAATAAATTTGTAAAACATAACCATCTTGATTTGGTGTTGTTGATTCTTCGGCATAGATATCTAAAGCTGTTGATATTTCTGGAGTATATTCCATAGATTCGTAATCATAAAATGCAGATATCCTATTTGGTTCATAGTATACTGCCTGAGTGTAAAGATTATTTTCAATTTTTTTCCAAGTATCTGTAAGATATAAAGTTTGTTGTGCTTGAAGTTTTTGTAATTCATATTCTTTTGGATCTCTTGTTTTTAAAAGCTCTTTTTTATCAAAACTATAAACCGGTGCATCCAAACCTAAAGTGGAATCTGGACCAAAAGTTTTAGATAATCTTTGCCAAACAGTAAGTTTTTTATTATTTTCCATAGTGCAATTTTAATTATAATAATAAAATTATAAATATTAATTACTTATTTATTATTGCCAAACAACCAATTATATTTTAAATAGTCTTCTTTATTTGGTCCAATATTTTTGTTAAATCTATAATTATCTGTATTTGTGTTTGGTAACATAGGATCAAAATAAATTTGTTTACCAACAGATTCGTTTGATACTATTGCCCAAGAATCAATCATAGATTTTGCTTGTTCTGTGGCTTTTTCTAATTTAGAAAAAGATGACTCGGCAATATATATCGCCATTGAAATTCCCATGATTAAATCATCGTGTTGTCCTTTTTGATGATCAGGTCTTCCATTAATATAAACAAAAGTATTCATTTCATTATATAAACGAACACTTCTAATTTTAAACTTATGTCTAACCCATTCTTCAAAAGCAGCAATAATCTGAACTCTTTTATTATTAAAATTTATACCAGGAATTTTTTCAGAAGAATTTTTATTTACTGACCAAATATTAAAAGGATCAACTCCATCCATATATAAATTTTTAAATCCGAGCTCTTGCATTTTTCTAACTGTTGTTATTCCCATACCTCCAGTAATATCAACAACAACATATGAGTTATACATCATTCCCCATTTATAAGCAACTTCTGCTAAGTTATCAGGAGGAATTTTACCAACATATTCTAAAACTTGTTCTCTTTCGTCAAAATCTATAATTTGAATTGAAGAAAAATCTTCACTGTCTCCTCTTGAAACGTCAACACCCATAATATATTTATGACCTTGTATTGGTTCTTTCCAAATCCATAAAGCATTTCCCATTAATTTAGATGGAGGATCCATTAAAGAATTATTTTTAATTTCCTCTAATTGTTTGTTATCAAACACATTATCTCCAGATCCTAAAAATTCGCAATTTAACTCTTGGTTAATTTTTCTTTTGTCATATTTAAGTTTTTTAACCATTTTTTCATACCAAGATGAACATGGTTTGTATCCTTGATTAAAAAAATGTTGTAATTCTTGATAATCTCTTTGATATGGATCAACATGAGAAAAGGATATATTTTTTGACGTGTCGTATTCTTCCTTATTTAAAAGATAGTGAATAAGATCATCAGTAGGAACCAAATATAAATCTTTGGTATATCTTGGATCTCTATACCAAAACATTTCAGATATTTTAAATTGGTTCATTCCTTTTAGTGCTTGATCATATATGTCATAATAAATTGCATCATATCCATTTGGTGTAGATATTACAATTACTTTACCTCCTGTAGATAAGGATGCCATACAAGCGGCCCAAAAATCATTATCGGCTTCTATAAATGCCGCTTCATCAAAAACAAGAATTGTAGGAGTAAATCCACGAAGTGCATCTTTTGAGGTGGCAACTGCTTTAACTTCAGACCCATTTAACAGTTTATAATGTCTTTGTGAATTTTTTTCAGAAGCAAATCCAGCACCAACCCAAGATGGCCATTGGTCAATAAAGGTTCTAATTTTGTTTGCCATTTCTTGAGAAGTATCAAGTTTGTTAGCAATTATTAGAATTTTTTCAGGTTGATTTTTTTTGGCAAAAACCAATCTTTTTGAAATCCAAGCTGCCGTTACAGTTGATACACCAGCTTGACGATATTTCAACGCAATATTTTCTTCGTGTTCTTCGTAATCTTGTAATAAAGAAACTTGATCTGGAAATAATTCCAAAGGAACGTATTTTGAAACTGTATTATCATATGTTTGTAAATAAGTTTTAAGAGCATATGGAGTGTCTTTTATACACTTTACATATTCAATCATAACTTCTTCTTTGGACAGAGCCATATAAAATAAATATAAGTTTTTATATTACGATTGAATATCAAAAAAACTTTTTCTATTTAGAATTATTGTTATATTTTTTTTCCAAAATTTTTTTTATTATGTTTTTTTTGGTCATTTTGGGATTTATATAGTTTTCTAAGATTTTTAAAAGTTCATTTTCAAGTTCAGGTTGATAATTTTCATTTGTTTTTTTTACTTTTTTGGGAAGATTTTCAAATTCTTTTTTTGTTGTTGAATCAGAAAATTCTTTTGCCATTTTACACCATTTGCAGTTTTTATTGTTACATTGACCACATTTTGACCAAAATAATCCTTGTTGTGATTTTGATTTAAATTTTTCTTTTACTTCACCTTTAGTCATTATTTTTGAGTTAACATTATTTTCTGTCATTTCAGATTCTAATTGTGTTGCAATTGTTTTACCTTTATCATCTGTTTTTATTGAATACCCTTTTGGTGATCCAGGTAAAATATCAGGTCCGTTTTTTTCATTTGGATCAATTTTATAACTAACTGATGTTGGTAATTGTGTAACCGATTCTTTGCGTTCTTTTTTTTCTAAATTAATTTTTTCTATCAACACAGAAATCTGTTTATTATCTAATTCAATAATTGTATTTGGTTGATAACCATATTTCAAAAGTTTTTGAATATTCGATTTAGTTTTCATACACTAACTTTTTTTCAAATTCGAGAACTAAGTCTCTTTCATATATTTTATTTTTAACATCAGTTTCTGTCATTCCAAATTGAAACACTAATCTTAATTTGTCGTCAAAACTCACATCTTCATCTGTTTCCCAACCTAAACAAATAACTCCTTGTATAGAATCTATCATAGAAAATAAATCAGAATTTTGTATTAAAATTAATTTTACATTGTCTGTGGTCAAAACACCAACTTTTTTAATTACATTAATATCTGGAGGTGACGGATATGAATTAGCCGGTTTAGCATCCCAATTTTCACCCCATACATCAAGTTTATCAGAAAAAATAAATTCATAGATATTATCACCTTTGTAATTGGACCCTAATTCATTTATGTAGATCAAATAACTCATCACAATAATCTACCGTTTTTTGTGATTTTATATTGATCGTTTCCTAATTTTATAATCATATTTTTTTTATTTGTAGTACCTAAAACTTGAGAATTTGGGTTAGATTTTAAAAATTTTACTGCGGTATCTCTTTGAACTTGGCTTTCAGATAAACGCTCAATTTCAAATTTATTTAATTTGTAATTTTCTTTTAAAAATTTTTTTCTTTTTTCATTTTTTTCTTCTCTTATTAATTTTTCTGATTCCGGATCAAAATAACTTTGTATAATGTTATCAACAATTGATTCATTAAACATATTTGATTCATTATGTATGCCACCGCCAACTCTTGTTCTATATCTATTTCTGTATTCATATTCTTTTACTTCACCTGAGTTTTCGTCTGAATCTTCATCGGAATTTTCATCTTCAACGGCACCATCGTCGGTAATATTTTTTTCTTGGTCTGGTAAATTTTCTTCATCATTTTCTTCCTCATCTTCAAATTTTGACATAATTGACTCAACATCATCTTCATCTAATAAACTCAAATCTAATGATGAAAGTATGGAATTAATAATATATTTAATATTTTCTGAAGACATTTCATTATCGTCCGGATATTTTCTAAGTTTTTGAGTTAACTTACCAACTAATTTTTGTATTGTTTTAAATGAATTTTTATTTGAAGAATTTTCATCATTCATATTGTCTTCATCATCCATATTGTCTTCATCATCCATATTGTCTTCATCATCCATATTGTCTTCATCATCCATATTTTTTGAGCTTGTCATTTTATTTGACATATCTCCACCCATATCAGGATCTACTCTCGGGGGCATATTTCCACCCGTAGAATCTGAAGGTGGTGTACTTGACATATCTCCACCCATATCAGGATCTACTCTCGGGGGCATATTTCCACCCGTAGAATCTGAAGGTGGTGTATTTTGAGAAGTTGAAGGTATTGGTGTTGTTGGTGTACTTGGTAAACTTGGAGCTGTTGTAGAATTAGAAGTATTTGTATTATTATTTGTTGAGCTTGGCGTATTAAGATCTGATTTTGGTTTGTTTAGTTTTAGTTTAAAAGATTTTGCTTCTCCAAAAAGATCAATGCCATTTTCATTTCCATAAATGACATTTGATTCTTTTGCGATTAAATTTAATCTTTTTAATGCTTGAGAGTAAGAATTATAATATTTTCTATTTTTTATTGGTTCTATATATTCTGAAATTGATTCATTTATAGTTTTTTTAATAATATATCCTTGTTTTTCTTTTACAATGGCATAGTTATTACCATCCGATAACTTCAAATTATATTCAATAGATTCATTGTCATCAGATTTATATGAATTTGAAAATCTATAATTTGCAATTTCCATAATTCTTTTTAATTTAAGTTCACCTTGTAATTTTTCACTACCAATTGGTTTTATTCCTGCCATATTTAATTTTTTTATAAAATTATTTTTTATAATATAAATATATCGTATAATAGTATTTTTATTTTATTTAATTTTTTTATTGGGACATTGATAATTTTTTATCAATTATTCCAATTGGAAGTTCATAAAGCTTTTCAATATACCCATTTCTTCGTAATAATTTGAAAACTAAATTTTCTACGGACATTTCTCCGTTTTTTTGTAGACCACAATTTCTAAATTTTTTTAACTTTTCTTTGTATTTTTTTACAATCTTTTTTATGTTGTCAACATTTTCATTTTTAGAATTGTCAATAAGATTATCAATAATTCTCATCCATTGATTTGCTTTTTCATTGATTAATTTAAAATCAATTTGATCATTTTTTTCTTTTTTTGGAAAATTTAACCATTCATTATGTAGAATAGAATAAATTCCACTACTAAAAGTTGTTTCTTTTTCATCTTGTACAAAACACTCAACATCAAAACCAAATAATTTAATATTGTGTCGTATGTTAAAAATAATTTTTTTTAAATCGAAAAATTCTATAAATATTTTTTTAGTTTTTTTATCAAATTGTGAATAATCAACCACCAAATGTAAATCAATGTCAGAATATTCAGACCAGTTATAGTTTGTCAACGAACCTATCATTATTATGTCAGTCACAACTACATCTATATTCAAAAATTCAAAAAAAATGTCAGCAATTTCTAATAATTTTTCTCTAACTTCAGGTTTCATTTCTATTTCATGACTTTCAGAATCACCTATATTTTTTTTTCTTGGCGTTTGCCAAATTTTTGAGTTTAACCCATCTTGAAATTTGAAACTATTTAATATTTTGTTATTATCCATACATATATAAATATATTATATGTCAAACTTTCTTATATTTGTAATTTTTTGAAATGTAATTATTAAAAAAAGTTCCTTGAGATTGTGCCATTCTAAATTGAGTGTATTTTTCATGCGGGACATCTACGTACTCATATTTAGATCCGTTTTTAAATTCTGCAATCATTTTTTTCGTAGTTGTATCATATTGTGTCCTAACAATATTTGAGGACTCCACTTCATTTAAGATTGTGGTTCCGCTAATTATTTCGCTCGTTATTGACATTTAGTTTTCTATTTTTTTATTATTTATCAAAGATCGTTGAATAACAATTTACCCAAAGTTATATCCCCTCGATGGGTCAAAAATAGTTGCGGCATTCATAAGTTCATAGATGTCTTTAGGAATACTAGCCTTTCCTGGTGGGTTTATTGGAATAGATTGAACAACATCGTTACTTTTAAGTGGCTCAATAACATTTATTTTATTTATTTTTCCAGTTTTATCATATTCAAAAGTCCATCTTTTAACAGGAACAACGTATGTATTTTGACCCGCTCCTTTACCAGGTAAATACTTTAATTCAAACGCTCCCAAATATGCGGCATCATTGGCTTTACCCACACAATTTGATGCGTGTGCTTCACTACAATTATAACTACCCCAAAGAACTGACTTATCTTTCAAACCCTTAACCAAATCAGCAACTTCAGTGGGAACTGTTTTGACTTCACCTTTTCCTGAAACAATTAAACTGATTATAGCAACTTGACCTGGATTAGGAAAGTTGTAACTTTGTTTTTTTATATTTACAGAATCTAAAACACCTCCAGTATTTACAACACCAGGAAATATATTTTGAGTGTACAACTGATTTTTACTAACATCAGGAATTAAAATACCATTTGCCAAAAAAGTTTTTTTAAGATTTGTCGCAATATTTTCCCCTCGAGATTTTGCTAAATTTAGGTTTGAGTTATAATCTGTTTCCGCACTTGGGTTGGTGTTTAGGGCATTATTGGGGTTTGTTTTACCGCCGTCTTTTCCCCATTGAGTTTTAATTGTATCTATAGGTTGGGATACAATATAATTATTGGTATCATACCATGTTGGTTTACCACCATATGAGTTACTTGCTCCAGCGTAAATTTGTAAACTTTGAAGAGCCATATTTTTTGAATCAAATATTGTTTTAGCATCAGAATTTGCATCAATTGCCTTTTTTACTTCTTCCCAAATCGAAGGTATGAACTTAGATGAGTCGGAACTCCCAGGTGTAAAATCAACTTTTAGAACAGGGACGTTAACAGTTATGAAATTTTGTGAGGGTGTAGTTGCAGTAACTTGTTCTGAAAACAAATATTTTTGTTTTAGATATCTTTCTTCTATTATTAGATTTGTATTTTTGATTGCACGAATTTTACTATAACTTTTTCTCATATGAATATAAATATTACAAATAATTAAATAATTACTTACTATATGTAAATATAAAAAAAAACCACCAATAAGGTGGTTTTTTTTTACTTCAATCTTAATAAATTATTTCACTTCTTCAAACTCAACATTTTGAATATTTTCTTCACTATTGTCTTCGTTTGGTTTTGTTTGATTTGCTTGTTCATACAATTTTTGACTAATCTCTTGAAATTTTCTATTAACTTCTTCGGTTAAAGATTTAACTTCTGAAATGTCTTTTTTATTACAAGCCTCTCGCAATTTATCAACTTTCGAGTTTATTTCTGATTTTTCTTCATTTGAGATTTTATCACCAAGGTCCTCAAGAGATTTTCCAACTTGGAACATTAATGAATCTGCCGAATTTAGTGTGTTAACATCTTCTTTAAGTTTTTTGTCAGTTTCGGCATTCATCTCAGCATCTTTTTTCATTCTTTCAATTTCTTCTTTTGAAAGTCCTGAGGATGACTCAATTCGAATTGATTGAACTTTATTTGTTGTTTTATCAACCGCCGATACATTTATGATTCCATTCGCATCAATATCAAACGTCACGTCAATTTGTGGAGTACCCCGTCTTGCTGGAGGTATTCCGTCCAAATTAAATCTACCAATAGATCGGTTGTCTTTTGCCATTGATCTTTCTCCCTGTAAAACATGAATTTCCACTGTTGGCTGATTGTCTACCGCTGTTGAGAATGTTTCTGATTTTTTTGTTGGAATTGTAGTATTTGCATCAATTAATTTTGTAAAAACTCCACCCATAGTCTCAATACCCAAAGAAAGTGGTGTTACATCTAATAATAGAACATCAGTAACGTCACCAGCTAAAACTCCTCCTTGGATTGCAGCCCCTAGTGCAACTACCTCATCTGGATTTACACCCTTAGACGGTTCTTTACCAAAAAACTTCTTAACCGCCTCTTGAATTGCAGGAATACGAGTTGACCCACCAACCAAAATAATTTCATCAATATCACTTGGTTTTAGTTTTGCATTTTCGAGCGCCGATTCACAAGGTTTAATTGTTCTATCAACTAAAGATTGTGTTAATTGATCAAATTTAGATTTAGTAATTGTTAAAACAAGATGTTTAGGACCTGTAGAATCTGCAGTAATATAAGGTAAATTAATTTCTGTTTGGGGTGATGAAGACAATTCAATTTTAGCTTTTTCCGCCGCCTCACGAAGTCTTTGAAGTGCTATCGGATCTTTTGAAATGTCTATACCGTTATCTTTTTTGAATTCGGAAACTAGATGGTCAATTAAAGTTTGGTCGAAATCATCTCCTCCCAAATGTGTGTCCCCGTCGGTAGATAGTACCTCAAATACGCCATCGCCAAGTTCTAACACAGAAACGTCGTGAGTTCCACCACCACAGTCAAAAACCACAATTTTCATGTCTTTTGCCATCTTATCAAGTCCGTAGGCCAAAGCCGCAGCGGTTGGTTCATTGATAATTCGTTTTACACTCAATCCAGCGATTTCACCAGCTTCTTTAGTTGCCTGTCGTTGTGCATCATTAAAATATGCGGGAACCGTAATTACGGCTTCAGTAACAGTCTGACCCAAATAGTCCTCAGCAGTTTGTTTCATTTTTTGTAAAATAGCGGCTGATATTTCCTGAGGTGAATATTTTTTTTCATCAATTTGTACTTTAGGTGTGTTATTTTCCTTAATAATTTTATATGGAACTTTTGTGGATTCATTTTTAACCTCATCAAAAGAAGATCCCATAAATCTTTTGATTGAATAAATTGTTTTTTCAGGGTTTGTAACCGCCTGTCTTTTGGCTGGGTCCCCAATTTTTCTTTCACCATCTTTTATGAACCCAACAATTGATGGTGTTGTTCGTTTTCCTTCGCTGTTAGCAATAACAACGGGTTCTTTACCCTCCATTACTGCAACACATGAGTTAGTTGTACCTAAGTCAATTCCGATAATTTTTCCCATAGTTTTACTTCATTTTGTTTTTATTTTTTATTTTATTTTTTTTTACCAAAATTTATACCAAATTTAAAAAACTGTCAAAATGACATGTTTGAATAAAATTTTATGACATTTTGTCAAATATATACTTTTTTTTTAAATTTTATAAAATTATAAGAAAAAAAATGATAGAATCACTAGATGAAAATGAAAAAAATAAAAAAAAATTAAATAGCAATACGCCAGTGTTAGATAATTTTAGTAAGGACCTTAATAAACTTGCAGAACAAGGTAAATTAGACCCTGTAATTGGAAGAAAAGAAGAAATTTATAGAATAGCACAAATTTTATCGAGAAGAAAAAAAAATAACCCAATTATAATTGGTGAACCAGGAGCCGGTAAAACAGCAATTGTTGAGGGTTTATCTATCATGATTGAGAATGGAGACTGTCCAAAAAATTTACTTGATAAAAGAATTGTTTCATTAGATATAAATTCATTAGTTGCTGGAACTAAATATAGAGGTCAATTTGAAGAAAGAATGAAAGTAATTATTGAAGAAATAACTTCTAATCCAAATCTTATAATTTTTATAGATGAAATTCATAATATGGTTGGAGCAGGTAACAGTTCAGGTTCTTTGGACGCATCAAATATATTTAAACCCGCTTTATCAAGAGGGGAAATACAATGTATTGGGGCAACGACTTTAGATGAATATAGAAAAAGTATTGAAAAAGACGGAGCTTTAGAAAGAAGATTTCAAAAAATAATTGTCGATCCATCAACAAAAGAAGAAACATTTGAAATATTAAAACAGAGTAAAGAAAAATATGAAAATCACCACAAAGTTTATTATGATGATAAAACACTAAAACTTTTTGTTGAATTAGCCGATAGATACATAACAGACAGGGAATTTCCTGACAAAGCTTTTGATATTTTAGATGAGGTTGGGTCAAGAATGCAAATTGATATAAAATTACCAAAAGAAATAGAAATTTTAAAATTAGAAGCACAGGAAATAAAAAAAATTAAATTTGATGTTATTAAAAAACAAAATTATGAACAAGCCGCAGAGCTTAGAGATAGAGAAAGAAATGTTTTAATAAAATTGAACGATTTGAAAAAAAAATTCGATGAGGAATTAAAAAATAGTAAAAAAAATATTCCTGAGGATTTAGTTTATGAAGTAGTTTCCAATATGACAAAAATTCCAATTTCAAATATAAATGTTGATGAAAAAAATAATTTAATTAATTTAAGTTTCAATTTAAATTCAAAAGTGATCGGTCAAGAAAATGCGGTTAACAAAATTACAAAAGCAATCAGAAGAAATAGGATGGGAATAAAAGATCCAAATAAACCCATAGGCTCGTTTATATTTTTAGGATCAACGGGTGTCGGTAAAACTTATTTAGCAAAACAATTAGCAAAAGAAATTTTTGGAAGTGTTGACAATATGATCAGAGTTGACATGAGTGAATATCAAGAGAAACATACAATATCACGATTAATTGGATCTCCTCCAGGATATGTTGGTCATGAAGAAGGAGGTCAATTAACTGAACGAGTAAAAAATAAACCATATTCAGTCATTTTGTTCGACGAAATTGAAAAAGCACACAAAGACATTTTTTCAACATTACTTCAATTATTGGACGATGGTCATGTTACAGATGCTACAGGTCGAAAAATTAATTTTAAAAATTGTTTAATTATTATGACTTCAAATATTGGAGTAAAAAAATTACAAGATTTTGGAACAGGTATGGGATTTAAAACAAATAAAAGTGATGTTGTTTTAGAAGAAGAAAAACAAGATGTTTTGAAAAAGGAATTGAAAAAGTTTTTTGCACCTGAATTTTTAAATAGAATTGATGATATTGTTATTTTTAATAGTTTAGAAAAAAGTCATATTAATCAAATTACAAAACTTGAAATTGATAAATTGTTGAGTAGGGTTTTAGAAAAAAATTATATTTTTTCTTATACACAAGATTTAATTGAATATATTTCTAAAGTAGGTTTTGATGAAACATTTGGAGCAAGACCTATAAAAAGAGCAATTCAAGAAAAAATTGAGGATTTGATTTCAGAAAAAATATTAATGTCAGAAATTGAAGAAAATACGGAGTATGTTTTTAAAGTAGAAAATGATGAAATCATTATAGTAGAAAAAGAAGAAAAACCAAAAAAAGGAAGAAAAAAGAAAGAATAATTTTTTTATTAACAAAATATCATCTATATTTGTAAAAATAATATAAAATGAATATAGAAAAATTTAAAGAACTTTTATCTGTCCCAACCAAGACTTATAAAGAAAGTAAAATGGTTGAATACATATTGTCAGTTCTTGAGGGTATGGAAGGTGTGATTTATAATTACGATGATCATAATAATATTTACGCAACAAAAGGATCATTAGAAGATGACGAGTTTTATCCCATGTTTATTTCTCATACAGACACGGTTCATGAACTTGTTGAAAAAATAGTTGTTAAAGAAGAACAACTTGTTCGTCCATTTACATTTGGAAAAGATTTTGGAAAAGATCAAGTTTTATGTTTAAAAGCATATGATAAAGATGATAAACCAACAGGAATTGGTGGTGATGACAAATGTGGAATTTATATTTGTTTGGAACTTCTATCTCAATTAGACAAAGTTAAAGTGGCATTTTTTGTTTCAGAAGAAACGGGTTGTCACGGATCAAAATTTGTTGATAAAGAGTTTTTAAAAGACGTTGGTTACTGCGTTCAGTATGACGCACCTGGAGATCATTTAATTTCTCAATCTTGTTTTGGAACCACTTTATTTGATAAAGAAGGAGAGTTTTTTAACACCGCAATTAAATCAATCACAAAAGGGTTTAATAACGAGATGTTAGTTCAGTCTCATCCATATACCGATATTATGATGATTAAACAACAATCTGATCTATCTTGTATTAATATGTCATGTGGTTATTATAACATGCACACAGCAAACGAATTTGTGTGTATCGATGACGTTCAAAGAGCAATTGAAGCAGGAAAAAACATGGTAAAAGATCTTGGTTTAAAAAAATATGAATTTAAATATAATGAACCAAAACCAACAAAATCTTTACTACCGTTTGATGATTTCGATAAAAATCCATTTTATGACGATGTTCATCAATTAACATCTATTGACGTAATTGAAGAAAAAGATGGATTTATAATTGCAGATATTTATGACGAAAACCAATTTTTTATTGATGATGAAGATGGTTACAAATTATATGAGATTTTAAAAGAACGTTATCGTCTTAATTGACCTGGATCAATTCTAAACTCAGTTGGGTTAAATAAACCTGGCTGAGTTACCATTTGAATTACCTCATTAGCAGACGCCAAACCATATTTACGATCACCAAAATAACTACCTGAACCGATTAAATATTTTACCTTTAATGTTTCAGGATCAACTGACTCCACTTTTATAAATAAATTTTTTTGACCTGGAATTTCTTTTCTATAAAATAAATTCAAAGATGAAAGCTTATCTATAATTTTTGTAAATTCAGGAGATAATTCTTCTTGAGCTCTTTCTATATATTCATCAATCAAATCAACTAATTTTTCACAAGACTCAGATTGAAACATTTCATGGTCCATTACATGATATTCCATTTCGTAATGTTCAGGAAGACCGTGTCTAAATTTCTTCTCAATTTTTTGAATTAATATGTCAAGAACTTTTCCATCAAATTCACCATCTTCAACAAATAACTGAACCAGATTACCCCAACTTATAAAGTATAATCCAAAACACCACTTACCCCATTTTTCAACTCCGAATTCTTCAAGTGTTTCACAATATTCTTTTTCGATTGCTTCTTTAACTCCTGCTTCAGTTGCATTCGCTTTAGCAGAACATATAATCTCATCTATTTCATCTGCAATATGTTGAAAGTATTTGTCTAATACACTTGTAATCGCACCTTCGCCATCAATTCTACCGTTTTCATAAATATTATCAACAAGGGTAGGTGAGATTATTTTAAGTAATTCTTTTAATCTGATTTTTGCTTCACTACAAAGATATCCTAAAGTATATCCTTCACTCCAATCGTCGTATGCTCGTTCTTTACAATCATTATAAAAATCATAAGAACCATAATACATACGATCATAGTTAACAGCATCCCACTCACCGTCAGTTCCTTCTTCAAATGTAGAATAATGAAAAAACTTTAAAAACTGTTCTAAATCATCAAAATCAAATAATAGACCATGAGGTTTAACTTGAACATGATCTAGTTTCAAGTCTTTGTAATTATCACTTTTAAATTCAACATCGTTCGGATCTAACTTTTGTTTATTCAAAAGAAGGATTTTTTGAAAGTCTGACATGTTTGAGACATCATTTTCTACTAAAAGTCTTTTTTTCATATATTTATAAATATATTGGATAATACAAATCTTTGTATTATATTTGTATAGAAGTTATTTGACATATGGGCCCGACTTGGATTTGACAGGCGTTGGTTGAATAAAAGAAGCATGCCGAGACTGAGATAATCTCGTTAAAAACTGACTCACAAAAACAACTGGCAATGTGCTAAACAAAATGGAAACTCTTGGTTTACTAAGAGGTTCTGAAGTTACTGTAGCTTAAGAAGTTTACGGAAACGGGAGCCGGTTCACATACGCTTAGCAACAGAAGTGATGAAGGTGAAATACAACTGAACCATAAATCGAGTTGTCTATTGGTTTTTAATTTACGATAGTGAACAACAAATTAAAATTGTTTTTGATCAAGACAAAATCAAATATTTTGGGGTATTAGAAAATACCAACCTAAGCATGTAGTTGTCTTTTAAACAAGACGAGCTGGACGAGATTTCGAATATCTCCGGGTCCACAGTAGACAATCCCATCATTTGATTATGGTGGGATTTTTTTATGTTTTAAAATTTAAAGCACAAAAAAAGGGATCACGATTGATCCCTGAATTTTTTTACCGGTTTTAGCTCCATCTATATTAGAAAAAAACGCTGAGATTACACGTCGTGTTTGAGAACCTTTAGAGTCATTATTGTTTCTACTCTTATCCACTTTCTTTTGAAAAGTATTTCTCAGTGCTGGTTATTTAGGTGAACCACTCCTTGAGATCTTATCTACTCTCTTACTACTCGATACTCCTCGAGGATGCCTCCCCAATTGATCCTTGCGGGACTAGAGATCTTTTGTAAAACTACACTCGGTCTTGGGAACCTTATGTGCCACGGACAGCCCGTGACTAAGTAAGCACCTTTCAACAAGATCTGACGGACACTTTTCCTTATTTATAATTAATTGTTTAATAATAATTAAGTTTTGTGTCGTGGATTGTCGAAGTAGTGGTCCGCCACCAGAGCCAACCCATCTTTTGAACGAGTCGATACTCAACTACTTCGTGAAATGTCCCCATTTCCATACTTCAAGAACTCTTCGAATTATTACCTTGGTGGGTAATTAATAAGGACGATGTCAGCACCACCTGTTACTCATCTTGTCTTTCGACGTTAAGATTCCTTTGATATTGGAACTCGCAATTAAAGTGTTGGAGCACTTAGTTTTGCAAAAATCCCTACGAGTTATTCCTATTGGTGTCCCCACCTCAATTAGACGACCCACATCGCCCAATCATCTAACCACTTTCCCTACAGCGTCGCCCTCGGTACTAAAGGTTAAACGGTATCCCGCTTGTGTACTCGACCTCAATTATCCAAAGACAATCAAGACGCAAACCATATAACACAGATGGTTCACTTTATCCCACTTTCGTGGTTTATTTTAATGGACCATACACGGCCCAATATCTTTATCAATCAAAGAAGAGAATTTCATCTCAATTACTTGCCAAATAATCTGACAAAACTTATCATGAACGGATAGTCATTTTTTCAAAGAACGTTATCGGACGTTTCCGATTTGTTTTACAAAGTTAAGAAGAATTTTTCTATTTGTCAAATTTTTCTTTCACTTTTTTTTCGGGTGGTTTCGGATTTTTACCGAAGTTAAGGAAGTTTACGTTTCCTTTCACAACCTCACGTTAGGCTTGTGTTTCATACACTCCCACCCCCAAACTGTTCTACAAATATAAATACTTTATTTTAATTTGTCAAATAGTTTGTAAAATTTTTTCTACATAATAACTATTTGTACCATAAAATTCTGCTCTAATAGATGCATAAGTTTCGTTTGGTGTAAAATATTTATTACCATTTTTATCTAAATAATAATAAATTTCATAAACTTCATTTGTTATATTTTTGTCCATACTTTTTTTATTAAAAATAATATTAAATAAATTTTAAATCAATTATTTTACAAAAAAAAATTAAATCCATTTTTGTGTTCGTGCGTATTCAATTCTTTTATTTTTTGCGCCATATTTGTCTGCCGGTCTTTCTATGTTATCAACAATCCAATTTATCCAAGATACCACATCTTTTTCTCCTCTAATTTGTTCTTGTTTAATTTTTTCAGAAATATAATCTAGTTGTTTATTATAGTTGAAAACAGTGTTTAATTTTACATCATCTGATGCTGTATCAACATCAACACCATTTTTTCTTAGAAGTAATAACCCACCTCCACCACATATGTTAAAACCCCATAGACCAAAAGAACAGTATTTTTTACCGTTAATAACGGCAGCTCTTTTTGAATTTTCAGGTCTTTCAGCATAACTACCACCATCTCCATAACCTTTTACATTAAATCCACTTTCTCCATAAGCATTTGCTGTCAATGCTTTAGCGGCAGCATCTGTAACACCTTTAGATTTTAAATCTAAAATTAACTTTTGAGCAGAAATTTTTTCTACATTTGAATTTATTACGTCAAATTTATTTAATTTAACAATATTATTTCCTTTATTTATTACAGAACCAGGACAAAAATTATTTATTGTTTCAACCAAACTTTTAATAAAATAATCATCCCCATAATCCATCTCTGAATTAATATAATCATAAATATCTCTATAATTTACACCATCTATTGGGCTTTTACTAACCATTTGATTTAACTGTTCTAAATCAGAACAATTTTTTAATTTTTTTATTGCATCATGAATTCCTGCTTCATCTGTTCCAATACCTTCAGAAGACAAAATAATTTTATTTAAAACTCCAGATACTGAGTCCATGTTAACATCCGAATCAACAATACCCAATCTATTTGCAATTGCTTGTAAATCTGTTTTGTATCTTGATAATCCTAATGAAGAAATTCCAGCAGAAGTAAGACCAATTAAAGGCACATCTTTTTTTAATTTATCGCCGACATCTTCCAATTTATCAATAAGAGTATCTGATTTATTATCGGTTGTTGGTTTAGATACGATATCAGGTAGAGATTTTATTTTTCCATCTAGCTCAACATATTTTTTAATATCATAACCATAATCAACACCAACATGAATGTGACTTGGAATACCTTGTTCTCCTTTTGCAACAAAACCTATTAAATCTCCTTTTTTTATGTCATAATTTTTATTAACCACAATATCGGCCATATGGGTATAGAAAGTTTGTGGATCACCATTTACCCCTTTTATTGTGACACTATCCCCATATACCCTTTTACCTTTAGTTCCAGTTAAACCGGGAGGTCTTTTTTTTACATTTGTAACAATACCATTAACAATTGAATAAACTGGAGTTCCTTCACGAGCCATAATATCATAAGCATTACAACTTTCCCAATCATCTCCATTTGGATCAGGATGTCTGTTTGAATGTGAATTTGGACCCCCTCCCCATGACGGAGTTACGGATCCAAAAATGTAATTTGATCTTTTTTCAACTCTAGTAAGGTCAACTTCATTTAATGACATCATACTTTTTATTCTATAGATTTCTTTAATTAAATTATTCATATGTAATTTTTTAATATAAATATTCATTAAATTAAAAACCATTCAGGAATTTCTCTATATTTCCATTTAGCAAAATGTTTTTTTGCTCCACGATAATAATTTCTATAGGATTCTACCACATCACCAACTTTATATTCGTCAGGCATTGCTTTAGGTGGTGTGGTGAAGTTTTTATCTGCGATATTTGGTTTATTAGACAAGCACCATTCTATAACATCTTGTGACTTGTGTCTTTTACCATAACGATATGTATATTCTTTACACAACTCTAAACCAAGATCACATAAATAAAGATAGTTTGATAATGACTCACGAACCCATATGGCACAAGGATGATTTTTATGTGATAACTTATAGGGGGCTTCACCACCTTGTACCCAATGAACACCACATAATAATTGACTGTACTCAACGCACATTTTGATACTATGTTTGTCCACATGATACTTAGCACATTTGTTCGTATCAAAATCTAAAAAGAAAATGTTCATATCACAAAGATATGAAATGTTATTTACTTATTCAAATAACTCATCAAAACACCTCCAATAGAAGAGGAATGAACTTGTAGATGATTAACTGACTCAAGATCTAAATTAGTTTTCTTTTTTGTATAATCTATTGATAACACACCAATGAATTTGTCTTCAATAGTTTTAATTGCAAATAAATAAGAAGATTTTGACCCACATTCTTCTGCTATGTATTTAAGACCAAAAGTTGCAACTTTTTCGTCTTTGAAATCTGCAATTTGAATAATATCGTTTTGGTAAAGTTCGTTAATTGCTTTTGAAAAAAGTTGGACTGGTATATTTTGAAAACTTGTCTGAATAGATTGTGCGTTTGCTCCGACTGATTCATAAACAATAGAAAATTTAGCCATTGATTTTCCTGTTGGATAAAAATTACCTCCATTGTGAAATTGTGAGATCCAAACACGATCTGCTTTAAATTCTTCTTTGATATGGTCAATTTTTAAATTTACTAATTCACTTACTCTAAGGGTATCGGTAACCATATCAGGTTTTTTCTTATTTTTGTCTAATAAATTTTTTATAAATAGAATACTAATTGGTCCCAAAACTCCGGTAATAAATGCAATTATAATCTCTGCCATACAAATTATTTTATATAAATAAATATCCCCCACTTTTGTAAAATGGGGGGATACTTTTTTTATTTAGGCTTTGTTTTTAGAAATAATTGACCAAATTGTTCCTGTTAGTGTTACAACACCACCCACGATTTCAGTCACAGTAGTCTCATCAATAAGACCTTTCATTACTAAAATACCACCAATAAAGGTAAGAGCATGTCTTGTAATTCCTAAAATTTGTTCTTTTGTAAGTTTCATAATTAAATTTTTGAAGTTTATTTTTTAATAAATATCATTAAATTTGTTAGGATATTTTTTTTAAGAAATAAATTGTGTATATTTGTAGAAACAAAAAAACATATAACATGAAAAAAATAACTTTTATTTCTCTTCTTTTTTTATTCCATTTTTCATTTGGTCAAACTGTTAACAATAAAACTATTAAGGATACAACACTTAAAAAAGACAGTATTACACTAACAGATGGCACTATAATTTCTCATGAAATGTTTTTAGAATTAATGAACCAAGTGATAGAAGAGGTAATAAATGAATTATCTAATGAAGAGTTAGAATTAATTTTAGGAGAAAAAATTGAAGTGGTTTTACCTAAAGAAAATTAAATGAACCTAATAATATTACCATAATCAAACGTTTGACCTGCATAAGCAATACTATAACCTGTTTTTGGGTTTTTATTGGCGATTACTTTGTAATCCCCGTTCATTTCTTTAAAAACAAGTTTATTAGTAACATAAAAATCCTCAAAACTGGATAAAGTATCTCCTTCGTCAAGTTTAATTTTGAAAATTCCTTTCTTTTTGTCTTCTAAATCTATTGCTTTGAGTATTCTTTCTTCAGAACGACACCCTTTTTCTAAAAGTGCCCCTTCCAACGTTGGTTCGCCAGGGTTTCGATTTTTACGCGCATTCGCTTCATATTTTTTAGTGTTTGTACATTCATAACTTACTAATCCTTCTTGTTTGAATCCAGGTAAAGGGTTTGTGTTGTATTGTGAAAGCTCAACTGTTTTTTCTTTCACAGTTGCCGATGTATAAAGATTAGTAATTATCATACTTAATTTTGTTCCTGGATCAACGTCCACTACCTTACTTTTACCAGTATCGTATTGTACGTTTTCAACCTTTGTTGTATATGGTAGTCCATAACTACCAACAGTAAAAGTGGACGTGTAAAGTAAAACTTTACCTTCATCATTTTTCAAAACGAAAGATTGCCAATTTGATTTTTCAGGAATTAAACATTTATTATTCACCCAATCTTTTACTTGGCTAACCCAAGCATCCAGATCTGAAGGTAAAACTAAAGTATATGAGGATGGTGTCTCTGCGGTTGTTGCCGATCCTCCTTGAGAATTTTGAGGAGATTCAGTATTAGATCCTGTACCCGAACCTTTTATCAATACGTTACCACACGGATCAATTTTTAATACTGGTATATCTCTTAAATCTCCTTTTTCTGATAATGCAGGAGAACATGCATTGTACAAAATTTCCTTTCCTTTTTTTATCAAAACTTCTGGAGCTCCTGAGTGGCAAAGTGATGATGAGCCAAGCGTACATCTTGTTGCAATGGTTATAGTTCTGTTTGTTGATGAATAATTTTTAAGAATTTCTTTGGCCTTTTCTAATGGTATTGTTATCAAAGGACTAACTCGATCACCACCGTCTTTTCCGTTATTTAGATTTGCATTTCCAACTTGAACATCATTCATCATAATATCAAAATTTGCTGCGTCACATGTGTGACCACCTCTACATGGAAAACTCTCATTTGGAGTCTTATAATAGGCAACTTGAATTGAAACTTCAGACAAACATCCAGCAGGAGACATTACTTTCATGATTACATTAACATATTGATATTTGTTATAGTTATTTGGGTCGTCGCCTTTCCATTTGGGGCCATTGACTTCCAATTTTGGTTCCTCAAAGACAGGTATGTCTGAAATAAGTTTTTTTTCTAGTAAACCGTCAAAATACTTTTTCAGAATTCTTTTCATTGTTTTAGCTCTTTGTCGACTCAAATATCCAGGCTCTACTTTTATTTTTGTTGATTGTTCTGTATCGTAATTTGGTACTTGAGATTCACTTGCAACAATCTGTACAACAACAAACTGACCAGTTCCTTTTTTAGTTTCCAACCAAGTACCCAATTCGGCCATTTTAGATTTTAAAGATTCAGTAGATCCTGTAGATAAAGAATTCCACTTACCAGGATCAAATTGATTACCTAACTCAATAGTTTTAACATTATCTGTATCCTCTTCAGTAATTAAATTATAAAGACTAAGGATATGTTTACGTTCTTCTTCTGTTACTAAAAATTTATTTCTACAACAACCCATATTTTAATATATAAAATTATATTATATATATATCAAAATAAATAAATTATTTAAATTTTTTTCTATTGTCATTTATTGTTGCTAAAATTAAAACGCCAACAAATACAACGATTGGAATTGATACTGCGATAATTGTTTCTATATTCATAACTTAATTTTTTATTTGACGAATAAAAAATAAAAAAAAGTTTTATAAATTATTATTTTTTAGTAAAAAACGAGCAAACCTTACTTTTTATTTTTTTTAAATAAACTAAGAATTCTAATTTCCCACCTTTCAATAGCCGGATATACAATAAAAAATCCTATAACACCTAAAAGAATGGTCACCACAGAAATTTCTTTTTGTGCGTATAAACTCATAAGATAACCACCCAACATTACTATAACAGTTGCTAAAGTTCCAACAAAGAAATCTACTATCTTATTCATAATTTATGCTTTTACTTTGTGTTTTGACATTAATTCGGTTGCTTTTTCTGTTGCACTCAATTTATTTGAAAATCCGTGTTGAATTAATTTTTTTGAATGATAAATTAAATATTCGGTTTTAGCAACCTGTGGTTTTGATCCACGATCTGATTTTGGTTTCATTGTGTCTTTTGCGTAGATATCATAAAAACCCACTTTACAAATATAACGTCCTTTAGTTTGTCCTTTACTCATTTTTTTTCTTTTTTTTTATTAAACAATATTTTTTGCGGTCTCGACGGGATTCGAACCCGTACCTCGCACCGTGACAGGGTGGAATTGTAACCATTCAACCACGAGACCAATTATTATATCAAAACATTCCACTCAGACACAATAAATTCAAGTTTTAAAAATCCTTCAACTGAAATGTAGGTTACATGAAAACCTCCTGAAGAAACATCCATCTCACTTTCTATCGCTTGAGTTAAAAGTTGTCTTGCTTTTTCTCTAATTTCACCTTGACAAGGAATTTTTTCTTCACTATCTATCCACTCCCAACGAAGAGCTTTCATGGTTTTATGAACTTTTTCAAAGTCAAACCAATCCATTATGTTGTCTATGGCTTTTCTTTGTTCTTCTGTCATGTTTTAGACATAATAATATTTTTTTATAATGATTGCACTTGTTCCATAATTTCTGATACTTCATGAGGTTCTAAATAACCAATCACATCGTTTGTCACAGAAGTTTCATAAGTTAGTTTTCCATCTTTATCTAAAACGGCAACTTCAAACAAACCATCTTTACCACCGTAAGAAAATGTGTGAGACACAACGCTGACACCAAATCCATTATCAAACTGTAGTTTTGCTTGTTTTCCAAACATGTGTGGAGCGTCATCAAGTATTTTAAATTCTAAATCTTCAAATTTTTTCATAACTTTTATTTTTTTTTGTTTCTTTTAATACTGTTTTTGCACAAGCTTTGCCAAATGAAAATCCACCTTGACTTTCATGATTTGTAGGAAAACTATTTGAGTCATAATAATTTCCGTCAGTTAAAGATAATTCTAACCAAACGGCAGTTTTTGGATTTATTTTGTCTCCACATTTTTCACAATAAATTATTTTGTCATTCATTAAACAAAGATAAGTAGAACATTTTATACTATCAAATTTTTTACAAAAAAAATTTACAATTTAAGGTTAGTTTGTATGACTTTTTTGTGGGTTCGTGATATTTATATATAAAGGAGGTATTATGTTTGAATGTAAAATTTGTGGTCGCAAATTAGATAAAGTAGGTAATCTAAAACAACACATTAAAAAATGCGAAAAAGTGTCTGTAATAAAAGATGAACTTGTTAGATTATATGTTGATGAATCTTATAGTGTTAAAGATTTAAGAAAAAAATTTAAAATCCAATCCGAAGATATAAAAGACATATTGGGAAATAAAGTTAGGTCTTCTTCTGAATCTATTAAATTAGCACATAAAAAATATCCCGAAAACTACAAACACACCGAAGAAAGTAAAAAAATAATGCGAGAAAAAAGGTTGGAGTTTATGAAAAATAATCCAGAAAAAACCGCTTGGAGATTATCCAATGTTTCTTATCCTGAAAAATTGTGTATTGAATATATTGAAAAAAATAGTTTAGATAAAAAATATTCAATAGTTAGAGAATTTTCCGTTTTTCCATATTTTATTGATTTTGCTTTTGTAAATGAAATGGTTGCAATTGAAATTGATGGGTCGCAACACTTACTACCTGAAAGAAAAAAAAGAGATGACAAAAAAGATAAACTATTAAATGACTTAGGTTGGTTAGTTATCAGAGTCTCGGAAAAAGAGATAAAAACCAACATTGACGAGGTATTCAAACAAATATTATTAATATTGAAGGACAAACCAAAGATTAATAATCACAGAATTGGTTTAGTCGTTAAACCAAAAAAATACCAAAAAAAAGAAAGAAATGAATTTGGTTTTACTGAGTTAGAAATTCAATCCAAATTTAAACAAAGAAAAGTAGCAAGACCCCCATTATCAGTTTTATTAGAACAAACTAAACAAATGGGATTTCCTAAAACTGGAAAACTTTATAATGTATCTGAAAATACAATTAGAAAGTGGATAAAAGCCTATCACAAAGGATTAGGTTAGTAGCCCGACGGAGAATCGAACTCCGATTGCCCGGATGAAAACCGGATTTCCTAGCCATTAGAAGACCGGGCCGTAAATTAGGGTAGACACGGGCTTAGCTAGCCGTCTTTCAGGAAAAGCCCTTTTTCATATTCTACCCTACTTGTTGCAGGAGAAGGGTTCGAACCTCCGACCTCAAGGTTATGAGCCTTGCGAGCTACCACTGCTCTATCCTGCGATATGTAGTTAATATTGGACTCGAACCAATGACCTATTCCGTATCAGGGAATCGCTCTAACCAACTGAGCTAATTAACTATTAATATTTTCGTACTGACGGTTGGATTCGAACCAACGTTTTCAAATTTCCACTACAGGTATAGATGATATAAGCATCCACTGTTACGCCAGCTTATTTGTGGTATGGGAGTGGATTTGAACCACCGGCACAAGTTTTTCACACTTTGCTCTACCTACTGAGCTACCACACCATTTTTTTGTAATTAATAGTTGATACACACTCTCGTTTCACCATCTTGTATCAACAGGTTAATGAACTTAACGAGTTTCCCTTTTCTTACAATCACAATATTTTTAAATCAAAGAACTTTTTTCTCTTGTTGTGGGGGTGAGACCACCATCATATTTTCTCACCCCCGTTGTTTGTTATACAAATATATGTATCATTTTTTAATCTGCCAAATCTTTTTTAAACTTTTTTTTATTTTTTTTTGTACCTCCAGTAGGACTCGAACCTACAAAATCACGGGTCTAAGCCGTGCGCGTATATTAATTCCGCCATGGAGGCTTGTTGAGGTCCCGATTGGATTCGAACCAACGTAAACGGTTTTGCAGACCGTCCCCTAAGCCACTCGGGCACAGGACCCTATAAATTAGCGGCAGTGGTGGTCTGCCTCTTTTGTTGCAATTTGATTATCAGGTTTAATATTCGCTTTATAACCTAAAGACTCAACTAAACCAACGGCAGGAACAACTAATTTTGAACTGAAATGTTTTTCTTGAGAACTCAAATCCTGACCGATGGGTTTGGAATCCATCATGCTAACCATTACACCAAAGACGCTTATGTTTTGTACCTTCGGCGAGACTCAAACTCACATCTTGTGGTCCGTAGCCACATGTTCTGTTCTATTGAACTACGAAGGTATAAATAGTTCTGGTCAACCACACGCATCCCACCGTCCTGTTTCATACGCCTAAGCCTTGTCCGTTGTGAACTATTTGTGTGTATGATGGGGAGTCAAACCCCAATTCTACGAACCAAAACCGCATGTCCTGCCATTAGACGAGGGAACAATAATGAAACCAATATGTCAAAGAACCTTTTTGAGCTCCGTACCAGATTCGAACTGATTTCTCCTGATTACAAGTCAGGCGCATCGCCAACAATGCTTACAGAGCC